GGGGAATCATGCGCCGCAGATTGCGGTGGTTGACGATGCCATGCGAAGGCGGCTGTGCATGGTGCCATTCACCAACAAGCCAGAGAAGCCGGATGGCGACCTGGGAGCGAAACTCAGGGAGGAGGCGGGAGGCGTCCTACGTTGGGCTATGGAGGGCTTTGAGGAATGGGCGACTCTTGGCGGCTTGCGTCCACCGGAATCGATCCTGAAGGCAACGGCTGGCTACCTCGATGATCAGGACACTGTTGGCGCTTGGCTGCAGGATTGCACCATGCGGGTGGAGAGTGGATGGGTAAGCAGCGCACAGATCATGGCGTCGTGGAGCCACTGGTGCGCTCAGAACGGCATACATCCAAAGAGCATGAGGCGGCTCGGGCCAGACCTAAAGGCCCGTGGGATCGTTGCAGAGCGTACGAAGCACTCACGGGGCTTCTCAGGGGTGACGCTAGTGACACATGGTGACACATCGGGTGACACATTATGAAATCGACATTTGGCAATATTCCAACTACAGAACGTGGATTAATTCAGTTGGTGACACTTATGACGCTTCTTTCTGACATAGCACGCACGCGCACGCGCGCGCCCGTGGCTACTCATATGCAAACAAGCGTCACCAAGCGTCACCCGTCACCAACAAAGGCAAGGAGATGAAAGATGAGGACGTGGAAATCGCCGTACGCGGCGCTAGTCTCAGAAGTACGTGGCAGGCGATTGGGCTATGGCGGCAGCTGGACGAGGTTGAGCCTGAAGCTCAGGCAGAACAACCCGCTATGCCAACGGTGCGGAATAGCACCGAGCGACGAGGTGCATCACATCGTGCCGCTGGAGATCAACCCTGCTCTGAAGATGGACCCAAGGAACCTGATGGCAGTGTGCCGAGCGTGCCACGAGGAACTCGAAAGAGGAAACCAAAGCAAGTCGCGTCCATAATAATCGAGCCCCCCCCCTTGGGTAGGGGGGGTACCCCCGTCCGTTGGGCACCGCCTTGTGGGAGCATCGGCACGCAGGAAGATCCCGGGGCTGCAAGTATTCAACGCGTAGACACCGCTATGGAGCGATCGGATGGGTACGCCCGGGGCGTAATCGCCGGGACCTTGCCGGCGCCGAAGCGCATCAAGGCGGCGTGCGCCCGTTACCTGGCAGAGCGCGACGCACCAGGTGAACACGGCATTGCCTGGGACGGCACGCAGCTGGACGCGTTCGTGAGCCGCGCTCAGGTCATGGGCATGAAGCTTCTGCCGTGGCAAGTGCACGTATGCGCGGTGCTGCTGGCGCGCCGGCGTGCGGACGATGGCACTCCGGCTACGCGCTACGCGCTGTGGTCGGTGGCCCGTGGAGCCGGGAAGACGGGGCTAGTGGTGGCGCTGCTCGAGTGGCTGCTGTCCACCGGCGAGGACATGGAACTGTGCGCGGTGGCGACCAACCAAATGAAAGCCAACATCATCCACGGGCGCATCGCCAAGATGCACAACGGCGAGGACCGGTGGCGCTCGGTGGGTGGTGGTGCTTCCACTACCTCCGGTTTGATCCAACACAAGAAGGCTGTATTCAACGCGTTCCCATCGACCGATCAAAGTATGGACGGCCTGGTCCCGCGGCTTCTGATCGCGGATGAGGCTAGTCGCATGGACGCGGCAATCCTGCGCGGGATGTCATCGGTCACCAAGTCACCGACGGGTCAGATGTTGTTCATCACCACGCCCGATCGCGATCAGAAGTCGCGCGAACTCTGGCCCTACTGGCAAGCGTGTGAACTTGCGATTGACCAGGGGACGCCGCTACCTGAGGGCTGGTGGGCGATGCTGTGGGGCATGGACACGGACGATGTTCCGGACTCTGACCTGGCGGTGCAGCACGCCAACCCGAGCGCCGGTGTGCTTGGCGCTGGCATTCGCGTCATCCGTGACAAGATCGCGAACGCACTGGCGACCGCAGACCCGAAAGCACGGGAAGAAACATGGCTGCAAGAACTCGCCACGTTCACTGATGACCTTGCCGGCGCGCTGCCGCTTGAGCTGCTTGACCGCGTTTCGGTTGACGAGGACTGGGATATGTTGGCCGGTGCAGCCGGCGTGGTGGCGGTGGACTTTAGCCAGGGGGGATTCGCGTTTGGATCGCAGTGCGATCTAACCTCGCTTTGCTTGGCGGTGTGGGATGGGACGAAGGTGCATACGCGTGGTTACCACTGGTGGGCCGGCGCTGATATCGCGTTCGATGAGAAGCGCACGCGCCAACCACTGCAGAAATGGGTGGACGATCACGCACTTTCCTTGGCTGGAGGGCCGACAATCGACCTCGATCTGGTCGAAGCAAGGCTTGTGGAGATCTGCCGGACCTACGATATCCGCGCTTTCGTGGCCGATCCGGTGGGCAAAGCCAGCGCTTGGGCTGCCCAAATGGAGCGCAAACACGGCTGGAAATGGCACAAAGCGCCGCAGACAATCGTGTGGATGGGTGGTGGCTGGGCTGTTTGGAGCGATTGGATTCGCGCCGAACGCATCCGATGCAAGCCGGACCCAGTGCTGCGAGCGTGCCTAGCGTCGGCTCGGCTCTATGTCGGACTCACTGGATTGGCCATGCCGGTGAAACAGAAGAGCACCAGCAACATCGATGCACTCACCGCGCAGGTCATGGCGGCGCGCGTGTTGAACGATCTGCAGATCATGGGAGGCAGTATGTACGAGACTCAAGCCGGCTTCTGATTACTGCGCGTATGTACGCCGCATACACAATCTGAAATAGTGTCTACACGCTGTTGACGCGGTGTATGTAGGCGCTATTGCATTCGTGAAATACCGTGGTGTAGTACGGGAATGGCGTCATGGTTCGGCAGATTCTTCTATCGGTCACAAGCGCAAACGCTGATCAGCTTCACACCGCTGACGCTGACAACGCTGTCCACTGATCTACTCGGCTGCCCCGCCATTGTGCGTGCCGTGAATCTGATCAGTACAGATTCAGCGCGCTTGGATCTCACCGTAACGCGACGTGATGGATCCATCGTCAAGGATTCGCCTGTCATCGATCTGCTCAGAGGGGACAGTAGTTCGTTCCTGAGCGGGTACGAAGTGCGTCGGTGGTTGGCTGCGTCGGCTCTCTACTTCGGTAACGGCTACCTGTTTATCCGGCGTGATCTTCGCACCGGCGACCCAGTGGCCCTTGAACCGATTGACCCGAGCGCTGTCAGCGTAGAGATCAAGGGAACGCAGGCACGCTACATAATCGACCGACAGGTTGTGGACGATTCCTCCATCGTTCATGTGAGGGCTTCGACGGACCCTCGCTCCCCCTGGCTCGGGGTGTCTCCTATCGACCAGTGCTCTCGCGTGCTTGGGACTCAAGCCATTCTGGACCAAGCGATCGAGGAACTGGCTAAATCAGGCTTTGTCGGAAAGCTTGCGATCGAGCACCCCGGGCCACTCACTGCCACGGCGCGCGATTCGATGCGTACCAAGTGGGCAGAGCAACACAGTGGCGCAGACAAACTTGGCTTCCCGGCGTTCTTTGGCGAAGGCATGAAGGTCAATCAGATGGCAGCGGATGCCGCGGCGCGACTGATGGAATGCAAACGCCTCGGTGTTGAGGAAGTCGCTCGGGCATTCTCCGTGCCGGCTCAACTGCTCGGCCAGGGTGAAGGGCGATCGCAACCAGAGGTAGCCCAGGCGTACGTCACGCATTGCCTTGCTCCGTTCTGCGCCGGCATTGATGCCGAGTTCTCCCGCAAACTACTTCCACCTGGTGAACGCATCACTACCGATCTTGTCCCCATCACACAGGGCGACTTCCGCACGGCCGGCAAGGCGTACGCAGCGCTGGTTGGTATCGGCGTGCTGGCTCCGAACGACGCACGCGTGCGGCTCGGGCTGCCACGAATTGCAGGCCTTGACGATCCGGCGCCGGTGATCTCCGGCATTACACCCGCTGCGAATCTCGCAGACGCAGAGGAAGGCGACCCACCATATGAGTGATTTAGAAACACGTCAGGCATCTATCGGTGCTGTTGAAGGCAAGACCATCACCGGTTACGCGGCTCTTTACAACTCATGGAGCAAGCCGCTCATGGGTGCGAAGGGCACATTCATAGAGCGGATCGCGCCTGGTGCGTTTGATGCATCGATCGCAGCCGGTGCATCGTTGTGGTTCATGCACGATTCAAAGCAGATTCTCGCCAACACCAAGAGCGGCACACTAACGCTCGAATCAGACGATCAAGGTCTGAAATACACCGCCACGCTCGGCGATTCGCAGCGTGACGCCGGGGTGCTCGACCTGGTGAAGCGCGGTGTTGTGTCTGAAATGTCTTTCGGATTCCACGTTCCTGCTGGTGGGGATTCGTGGTCCGGCGATAAGCGCACGCTCAATTCAGTCAATCTCAGAGAAATTTCAATCGTCGAGCAGGGTGCATACAACGCCACCACTGCTCAAGTCCGGTCACAAGAAACGCCAGTAATCACAAAGGTAATCAAGCCAATGAACATCCGCACCATGAATGCAAAGCTCGCAGAACTGCGCGCACAGAACGTCGAAGGCACTGAAGTAGAGAACCGCGCCGAGATCGTCGCACAGATCGAAGAGATCCTCGAGGCGCGCGATGCCGCGATGGCTGCCGCTGATGGCATCCGCGAGGCTGCTACCCCGATCCAGCGCACCATTGATCGCCGCAACCAGCGCGATGAGTACCGCAGCACCGACGATTACCGCGACCAGTGGATGGGCTACATGCGCGGCGGCCGTCAGCCTGAAGTGCGTGCAGCATTGAAGAGTCAGGACAGCAGTGCTGTGATGATTCCGAAGCTGTACGAAGACATGATCATGAAGTACATCGACGCTGCGACTGTTGTTCGCAACCTCGCTGAGCTTCGCACTGGTGTGCAGGGCTACCAAACGCTCCGCTACAACACGCTCGAAACTTCCGCTTACACCTCAGCGTGGACGGTCAGTGATGCCGGAACGCAGGCCAGCACGGAAATCAATCCGGCGTTCGCTGAAGTTCCATTGACTCCTGCAGCGTGCTTGCCGTACACCAGCGTCACCAAGCAACTTCTTGCCCAGGCTAACTTCGATGTCGAGGCTGAAATCGTCGACAACCTGATGCGACAATTCGCACGCAACCTTGAGTTCGGTTACGTTGGCGGACTTGGAACTGTTGGTACAAACGGCGCTACCACGCATCAGCCGGTCGGACTCTTCACCACCACGTCTGCCGCAACCGTCAAGGCTGTTGCTGCTGGTGGTGCAACACGTGCGACGGCCATCACTGCCGGCGTGACTGTTGCGAATCTGCGCGAGATGCGATACAGCCTCTTGCCGGCGTCGTACTGGAACTCAAGCGCATGGGTAATGTCGCAAGACGTTTACGCGGCAATCTGTGGCCTGACGATCAACAACGTCCCAGTGTTCATTCCGTCCGCCGATGCAGTTGGCGTGGCTGGCGGATCGTTCACACTCATGGGTCTGCCGGTGTACGTCACCGAGTTTGCACCGGCTTACAAGCTTGTTGCAGCCAGCGGCGTGAACACCATGCTGATCTGCGGCAACGTGCGAGATGCATTCAGCGCCCGGGAGTGGTCCGGCATGAACATCGACAGGGATGCCCTGACTCTGGCCGGTAGCGGTCAGGTCAAGTTCCAGGGCACCATGTTCGCCAACTCTGCGTTCACCCGCGCGAAGGCGATCGTGCAGCTGCAAGTCACTGCTTCCTAATCATCCTCTCAGCAGCGGTGGGGGCGGGTCTTCGGACCTTCCCCCCCGCCGTATAGGAAACCATGTCAGCAATACCGACGACGCTAGACGACTGCAGGGCATGGTTAAAAAAGAGCCATCGTGAGGACGATGTGGCCGTGGCTGCGGCATTGCGAGCAGCAATCTCCATGTGGGAGGCTGCTACCAATCGTGGCGTAGCGCTGATGTCGGAGGAAGAGTGGATGGCTATCCGGCTCCAAGTCGGTGGCCTTGAACCGTGGCGCGGCGATGACGCCGTGACCCCCGAGCCGCACCCGTTCATCCAGACCATACGGCGGATGCACTCAGACCAATCGATCGGATGATCTATGGCCGGCTGTGGA